CCCGATTTCTCCATTGTTTGGAAATACTGCGGGAAAGCGTGAAGGAACCCACTGGATGGTATTCATGAAAGGGGGCGAGTGATGGCGACGACAGCGAAGAAGGGGAAGCGGGAGCCACGGGCACAGCTCAGGCTATACGCAGCAGCGGAGGCCCCGGCGGACAACCGGGCAGTGTGGTTGAGTCAGCTTGAGGTGGAGGCGCTGTTCGGGATCCGCAAGACGCGGTTCTATGCCATGCAGGCATTTGACGGGCGTTTCTTCAGGTGTGGGAAAACCACCCAGACATTGCTCGATGCTTTTAATCAAACGTATCCGGATTTCAGGGAGCGGGATTCATACGCCCGCGACCTTGGGGCCAGGATGCACGGTGGAATGAGGAAGAAAGGATGAAGATGGAAGGATGAAAACGGTGGTGAAGATGTTTAAGCCGGAGTTTGCGGAGCTGGTCCGGAAGGGAAAGAAGTGCCAGACGATCCGGCCCACACCTAAGCGGATGCCGAAGGTTGGGGATGTGGTGAGCTTGCGGTGTTGGGCTGATAAGCCCTACCGGAGCAAGCATGTGATTCTGGGAGCGGGAAGGATTCGGAACGTTTACCCGATCCGGATGTATGCGGACCACGAAGAGGAGCCGATTCAATGGGAGATGTGGATTGGAGACCGGTTTCTTACGATTAGAGAAGCGGACTCAGTTGCCAGAGCGGACGGGTTTCCGGGAGTGTGCGAGATGCTGGAGTGGTTCGAGCGTGAGCATGGTTTTCCATTTGAGGGGATCTTGCTCCGGTGGGAATTGACGCCTAACGACAAAGATGAGGCACGCCATGAAAAAGACTAAAGCACAACACGACGGCGCTATATGGCGTTGTCTCAATCGCCTTGTTCGGTGTTGGTGGGATCATTATGTTATCTTCAATCTGCCGATTCGAGGCTGGAGATATTATCTGGACATCGACTGGTGGTGCTATCACCCGCAAGGCCGAAAACCGTGGGTAAAAGAAGTGCATCCGAAATGCCAAGACATCAAGGGGTGGCGGTTTGGGTGGAGGCGAATCAGTATCTGCTGGGGTCGCGACAAAATTTATTCACCGAACCCAAAGGTCGATGATGAGCGATAAAACAGATATCCAAACGGAAGATGAAGGCGCGGTAGCGAATTCATCGAACCGCCTTGTTCGGCGGTTTGGATGGCAGCGTGTTTTTCGGGCAGCCGATAAAGTGGAGGCAGTCCGAAGAAGCGATTGGTATCGTTGGTGTGTCGCCAACCCACACCCGTCTGGCAGTCCAGGAATCTACCGACCGGATGCCATTAAAATGGCCAGACGCGCAGCTCACGCGCACCAAATCGCCAGTGATATCTTTCACGAGTTTATTTTGCCGAACGTCAAAGTGAGGGACGCGGCCAAAAACGAAATGGAAGAAAGTCTATGAACGAAAGCACTGAAAAGAAACAACCGAACGCGGACGCAAGCCGCGTTCCTCTCGACTGTATTGTTAGCAGCGATCAGTTGTGGATAATGGAGCATGCACTTGGGAATAAGTCACACTATCGGAACCATTATATGACAGATCCAAACTGTGACGGATGGCAGGAAATCGTAGACCTTTGCAAAAAAGGCTTGATGAAAAGCGTTCCCGTAAATCCATCAATCTACAATGGCCTAGTGTGCTTCAGAGTAACGGAAGAAGGCAAGAAACTTTGTTTTGCTAACAGTGGTGTTCGTTGCCATTCGGACATGAGGACAAACAAGGACTGACATGGACAGGGTGAGGCTGGAGTGTGGCATGATCATCCGGACGAACTTCGGGGCCGGGCCGTTTCGAATCACGGAAATAAAGAGGGGATGCACATGCCGCTGGCGTTTTGCAGGTGACGGGCCGGGTGATCCGCCTCACATGCATCTGACCTTGGAATGGGCAGGTCCTCGTGCGGACGGGTATCATTACGAACCGTATTATTTGGGGGGGTATGATGAGGAGACTTTGAGATCCGTGACAGACCCCAGGGATATGATCGAGGTCCTTGAGGCACCAGAGCCGGAGCGGGGAACAGAGCTGGTGCAAATGACGCTTGGATTGTGATATCTTGCGAACTGGGGAAAACGGGTGATTTCGGGATGGTTTGGAATTTTATTTCGTTGGGCGGGAGGGATTTGGGGAGCGGTTGAAAGATTTTTCTTGAATTGCGTAGTTCGCGTGGTGGGCTGAGTTAGCCATCGGAGACTATCGATGGCGAAAAACAAGCAGATCGACGCGGGGCAGTTGAGTCTATTCGGGGAGGCCGTAGGGCTGGATCCGGAGGCTATGCCTGAGGGCGTGAGCGAGCTTGACCCGCGGGAGCTTAAGTTCATCCAGGGGTTGCTGTCACACGGTCGGCTTGCCCAAGCGGCATTTGATGCGGGGTATGGGAAGACGCTCGCCGTTGCGGCGGTAAAAGCGAATGAGCTGATGAAGCGCCCGCATGTTGCCCGGATGTATGCCCGGATGCTCAAGCCGATAGGCGCGGATGCCCGCAGACTGATCACCGCAAAGGCACAGCTCAGCATCGTGATGAACGGGAAGGCGATGGACGCGGCGCGGGAAGCGGATGAGAAGCTGGCGGAGCTGAGGGAATGCGAGGCGCGGCAGGCGGACAAGGTGGCGTGGTTCACCGAGCACAAGCTGAAGAGTTCGGCCTATGCAAGGGCGGAGGCCAGGGAGAGACTTTACACGCGCCAAGCAAACGAGGTGGACACTCTCCTGGCGTCATTGCTTGGCAAGCTGAGCCTGAACATCACGGAGACATCCACGGTGAAGCTGGTGATGGGGAACGAGATCACGGACACGTTCTGGCAGGCGCACCAGCGCTTTGCAGAGATCCGGAAGGCGCGGGCGGAGGCGCGGCAGAATTAGGCCATGATCGAGATCACCCCAGAGATGGCCAGCCTTGCGGGATTTGCTGAGCATGTCCTGGAGATACCGATGCACGATTGGCAGCGGGATATCCATTTCGCGATTGAGGAGGCGCTATTGTCCGGGCACCCGGTGCAGATGGCGATCCGGTGCCCGAACGAGGCAGGAAAGACGGCGCACATTGCGGCGCCGCTTGCGCTGTCGCTCCCGATGCTATATCCTCACAGCCTGCTGGTCTACACCTCAGCAGTGGGACGGCAGGTGGATAGCCAATTCATGCCCGCCGTGGCGCGGCATAAGGGCAATCCGGTGTTTGCCGGATGGGATTTCAAGACCCACACCATTGAAGCGCCGAACGGGGCGAGGGTGGAAGCATTTACCACGAATGACCCGGGGAGGTTTGAGGGCTGGCACAACCGGCCACCCGTGAAGCTCCCAAGCGGGGAGAGCTACATGCCGCCGCTGGTGATGGTGATCGACGAGGCCAAAACGGTCCCGGATGCGATCTACACAGCGGTGGACAGGTGCCACCCGGATGTGCTGATCCTGATCAGCAGCGCGGACCATGCAACGCTGGCGGGAGAGTTTTACCGGGCATTCACCAAGCACCGGACTTTATACCAATGCTGGGAGATCGGCCTAAACGATTGCCCGCACATTCCCCGCGAGAAGATCCAAAAGATCATCGACAAATACGGGGAGACGCACCCGTTTGTCAGGGCATCCATTTACGGGGAATTTCCCGAATCGCTGGACGAGGGGATCATCATCCCGAACGCGCTCATCACGCCCTGCCTATGGCGCGAGCGGATGGCAGAGCCACCTTTCCCAAGAGTGGGGATGGACAAGGTGGCGTGGTGCGACTTCGCGGCTGGCGGGGATGAGAATGTGGTGGCGATGCGGACCGGGAACCTGGTGGGGATTGAGGCGGCATGGCGTGAGAAAGACACCATGGCGGCCACGGGTGAGTTTGTCCGGATATTCCGGCGGCTGGGACTAGAGCCCGGCCAAATATACGGGGACGCCTCCGGGCTGGGGGTGGGGATCATTGACCGGCTGAAGGAGTTGGGATGGCCGATCAACCGCGTGTTCAACCAGAGCGCCCCGGCAGACGGCGATGTTTACAAGAATCTCGCGGCTGAAATGTGGGACAAGGCCCGGCGGGCGATCGAACGCCGCGAGATCATCATCCGGGATGATGACACCATGGTGCAGCAAATCACTACCCGGCGCTGGGACAATGACAGCAGTGGAAAGCTGAAGCTCGAAAGCAAGGAGCAGATGAAGGCGATGGGAGGCGACAGCCCGGACCGGGCGGAGTCGATCGTGGGATGTATCGCCAAGGGTGGCGAGCAGATGAAGGCCCGCAGCTACATCAAGACCGGGCACATGAATTTTGCCACATGGAACCGCGCCCAAGGGGGCCAGACTGAAACGCGCCGCCGCGTGATGCGGGGCATGAGCGCAACGATTTGAGACCATGAGAGACGCGACAGACACAGACCTTTCCCATGAGGCTACGGCCTCAGATTCATCCCACTCCGAAAAGACCCACCTGCCGGGCGCCGCGCTGATGAAGCGCATACGTGACCAACTCACGGCCCGGCAGGACTGGGAGGAGCGGATGGCGATCTATGAGGAGATGATTGAGGACGGACTTGAGCGGAGCCAGAAGCCCCACGCGGGCGCGGCTGACCTGCATTTCCCCCTCATCGACATGATCCTGACGAAGATCCAGCCCATCTATGTGCAGGCGGTTTTCGGCGGGGACCAGGTGGCAAACTTCATACCGCCGAATATCGCAGCGAAAGACAAGGCAGACGCGGCCAAGGATTACTTTGACTACCTGATGCGGCACGAAAGCAACTGGGAAGACGAACTCCCTTATGCCGCGTATGCCATCGAGTTTGGTGGACGGTGTGTGATCAAACACTACTGGGACCACGACAAGAAAGCGCCGATGTTTGAGGCGGTCCCGGCGACCCACATCATCATCCCGGACGTGAAGGACATGGAACAGTCCGAGTGGATTGTCCACGTGAGGCAACTCGGGCGGATGGACTTTCTTGCAGATGATCGCTATGACCCGGCGAACAAGGACAAAGACCTGGTAAAGCGGCTATGCGGAAAGCATAAGACCGAGGATGACGGGATCCACGGCACGGATGAGGAGGAGCGAAGCGAGCGGGCCGGGATCACCTACATGGACGACGAGCACAGCCTTGTGCTTTGGGAGGTCTACCAGCGCAACGGGGCGGGTAAGTGGACCATGCGGACCGTAAGTCCGGTATGCGAGAAGGAGAAGATCCGGGACGTGGTGGAACTCGACGAAGACGGGCTTCCGTTTGTGTCGATCGCGGCAGAGAAGCGCGTAAAGGGCTGGTATAGCACACGCGGGGCAGCCGCCCGCATTGCACCGTTTGAGGTATGGGCATGCAAGAACTGGAACGCCAAGGCGGACATCCTGGACTACACCACCAAGCCGGTGTTTATGCCCCAGGACGGTCGCATCGATAACCAGGACAACTACACATTTGACCCGGGCGTTTTGCTCCCGACTCCGATTGTCCCCCTCCGGATGCCGGACCCGCCAAAGGATCTACAAGACGAGATCCAGCAGGCCCGAATGATTGCTGAGCAGGTGGTGGGCAGCCCGGATCACGCGATTGGGGATGGTAAAGGGAAGGCCCGCACGGCGTTTGAAATCAGCAAGGTGGACCAGCTCAACCAGATGACCACCGGCTACCGTATCAACCTATTTCTCCGGGGCATTCAAGACCTATACCGGAAGGTCTGGGACAGTGTGGTCTTGCACAGTCAGGAGACTGTGACCTACGCCCGACCGGATCCGGATGCCGGACTTCAGGAATGGAAGCCCGATGAGCACAGGGGGGTGAAGTATAAGATTTTCCCCGCAGGGATGGGGCAGCAGTGGGACCGGAATCAGCGCGTTCAGGAAGCCGCGTGGACCTATGACCGGATGATCCAGAATCCAGCAGTGGACCGGGATGAACTTACATCATGGATGCTTGAGACCGTGGACACCCAGCTAAAGAAGCGGGTATTTGTAGGGACCGGCGTGGCAGAGCAGCGCGAAGCGCAGGCGGCGATCCTGGACTTGATCATCATGCGGGAAGGGGTGGACTCCCCGATCCAAGAGGGCAGTGACCACGCGATCCGGCTCAAGGCAATCGTGCAGAAGCTCATGCGGGACACCCAGCAGGGAGTGCAATATGCGCCGGACGCGATGCAGATCATCGGCAAGCACATCCAAGCGCGGATGCAAGCGCTCGAAAAGACGAACCCACAGGCGGCGCAGGAGATCCAACAGATGATCCAGCAGCTCACCCAGCCGCAAGGACAACCACAAGCGCAACCGATGCCCCCACCACCACCCGGCGGCGGGATGCAACCACCACCGATGCAAGCCCCTTCCCCCGGTCCGGATATGATGGACGCCGGACCCATGACACAACCGCAAGCCCCACTGGGGCCAATGTGACGTGACGTGACGTAACATAACGAGACACCATGAAACAAATCATTTCAAGAATCGCCTACGCGCTCCGGGTCTTACGATCCGACGAGGTGCTAGTCCCGGCGAAGACATCACAAGACGAAGTAATGCTAGCTCTGTCAATAGCCGACAAAGCTCAGAGCGAGCTGGCAGACTACCGCAAGCGCAACCCGGACCTTTCGGAGATACTGGATGAGCGGGCGGATGGGATCCCATGGACGGCAGCGGACGAGAAGCTGGCAAACCGCTTTTTCGAGACCGACACCGGGCAGCGGCTGGCGGCCCGCCTCACATTGCGGATCCGGCAGACACTCGACGCGACCGGCTATCGCACCGCGCAGGATAGGATCCTGGAACTGGTCTATACGGCGCAGGGCCTACGGGCCGCTAAGGATTGGCTATTCGCCCAAGCGGGAGCACAACAGCGCCCACTCTCGCAAATCATTTCGCCCGCCGATGGCGACACATCGGCAAACCATACCGCCCAAGCTGACGGGGGCGCACCATCCGACAGCGCAGAAAACAACGCGACCGCTTCACGGGCTGAGCGGATCCGCGAAAGACTCCGCCCGTAAACGACGACATAACCCGCCGCAACTCTATCCGGGGCGGCGCTAAACGATCCCGGAACCGAACCGACATGAGCAACGAACTGACAGCCGAACTTGATCTTGATGCCGAGATGGCCAAACTCGATGCCGAGCTTGAAGCACGGGCGAACCTTAACGAGCCCATGGTGACAGCCGACGAAGGGGACGATTCCCCCGACACCGAAACCGAGCCGCAGAATCCCGACACGGAACAGGATCCAGAGCAGGAGCAGACCGAACCGGACACCGATCCGGCAGACCAGGACAAACCCAAGCAGGACCAGCAGGCCAAGGAGGAGCCCGGCGATAAGAAGCCGGACGCCGAACCAAAGCCCGGCGAAAAGCTGACACCCTACCAGCAACGGCGCAAGGAGATTGAGGACCGCATTGCCCGCGCGAAGCAGGCCGAGCAGACCGTTCAGACCGAGCGGCAGGAGATCCAGCGTGAGCGGGCGGAGATCGCCCGTGAGCAGCAGGCGATCCGCGCTTATTTCCAAACTCTCCAGCAGCAGGTGCCAGGAATGATACAGCTAAAGCAGGGCGAGCGGCTAAAGGACAAGGCGGGATTCTCCGCTGAGGACTACCACCGCGCGGCCAAATCCTACACCGACAGGGGCGAGGACGAGAAGGCAGTGCTTGCCCGATCCGCCGCCGCCCGACTGGAGGCGCAGGAGCAAACGCAAGGCAGCTTGCGGGCTATCCACCAAACCCAACAACAGCAATTCAACCAACACAACGCGGCGTTTTTCGAAATGGCCAAGAAGGAGATCCCCGAACTTGCCCAACCGGCAGGCCCGCAGGGCGATCCGTTCAGGCTCGCCGTGCGAAAGTTTGTGGAGGAAAAGCCATGGGTGTGGAACAGCCTTGGGGGAATGTATCTGGCGAGCCATTTGGTCAAGGCGCGGATGCAACTGCAAGACCAGACGAAGCTCACAGAGGACAATGCCGCCCTGAAAAAACGGGTGGCTGAACTAGAGAGGAAGCTGGGCCATGTGCCCGCAGCCGGACAAGCGCCCAAGACCAAGAGCGCCCCGCGCCGTTTCACGGATCTTTCATTGAAAGAGCAGGAGGCGGAGCTGGATGCCGACTATCAAGCGCTGAGGGGCTGATGATCCTCAGACACTAACCAATTGATTTGAAAGGACACGATTATGGCCATTGCCAAAACAACCGACTTGACCTTTACCAATGAACGGCTGATCCCGTTCCTGGAAAAGAAACTTCTGCTCCATGCGGGCTACACCCTCCGCTGGTATGATATCAGCAAAAAGGGTGAGCTGAAGAAGGGCAGCAACGCCAAGACTATCCGGTGGTTCCGCCGCCGCGAGGCCAGCGCCGCAAATGTGAAGTCTATCGCGGAAGGGGTAAACCCGGAGGCGCGGGGCGGGCATCCGGTGCTCCAGGCCGCAGAGGCCACGCTTGCCCAGTATGGGGACGTATACAGTCTCACCGATGTGATGGACGCCATCGACGCCTACGAACCCCTGAAAAACGAAATCGGGGCCATGGGTGAAGATGCGGGCCTGAAGGTGGACACCGTAATCCGGGACGTGGTGGTCGCTGCACTGCTCAACAGTGACAACTCGCTGAGCCGTTTCGCCGGGGTCAACACCGGGGACAGCTCCGCAGACTTCACCACGCTGGCAGCCGCCACGAACGGGGCAACCTACCAGTTCAGCCGGGCCTTTGCGTTGGGCATGAAAACCGCGCTCCGCGTGAAGCGGGCGCCAAAGGTGGACGGCAAGTATTATGCCGGGCTGATCCCTCCGGAACACTCGCACGACTTTGTGCAGGATACCGAGTGGATGAACCCGAGCGACTACTCAAAGCCGGAACAACGCTGGGCCGGTGAGATCGGCCAGATGGATGGGATCCGCTGGATCGAGATCGACAATTCTTTCAAGGAGTCATCGACCTACGGGACCTTTGACGCAGCGGGCGATGTGTTCTCATCCTTTGTGGTGGGCCGCGATGCCGTTGGGGTGCCAAAGATGGGCGGGACCAATGACCCCGTGAAGCCGAAGGTTTTCATCCTGGACAAGGAGGAGAAGAGCGATCCGCTCAATCTCCAGATCATGGCAGGGTGGAAAGTCTGGTGGGCCGCCAAGGTGCTGAATGCATCCTTTGTGTGCCAGGGCCGCGCCCTCAGCTCTTTCGCATGAGGATGAGCCGCCTCACGCGAGTGGAAACAGGATGCGTTGAGTAAATACAGCCAGGAGGGGCGTGGTGCCCGGGGATGTCCCGGGACGGGTTTTTGTATCATTTACCCCATGAATCACCCCCTGGCTTTTTTTTCAAAACTGACATGATAAACGAGACAACAGGAGACCGAGAGAACCATGGACATCACACTACCACTTTCCGCGCTGGCACTCCCGGCGACTGACACCGGGACCGATACCAACCCGACCACCGCCCCAGCCGTGGGTGATGCGGTGGACTTGAGCGTCACGGCGACCGTGACCGCCATCGACGGCGAGACCGCCACCCTCACGCTGGATGCCGCCAATGGCGAGCCGATCAGCGGGGGCGGCGAAGCCGCCGAGGCAGAGGAAACGCCGGACGATGAGATCGCACGGATGGAGCGCGAGCTGGACGAGGAATACGCCGACCTGAGCTAAGATCCCGCGAATGTTTGGCATCCTCACAGCACACCGGACAGCCCGGCATGAGTGGACCCGCATCCGGGGCATGGAAGCCCGGAGGCAGGGGTTTATCCGCTATCCGTTTGACGCCGTGCTGATCGGGAAGGGGCCGGAGATCGATACGATCGACTGGAGCAAAGAGGATACTGACATCCCGCGCATGGCGATAAACGAGGCCGCGCTACTGGTCCCGGGGGTTTCATACGCGGTGGCCAGTGACGTGGGAGCGGTGCAGCGGGTGGGGGAAGCCCTCCGCAAGCGCAAGCAGCCGGTGGTATTCTTCCCGCAGTGGGATCCGGATCACCCGGTGAAGCTACGCGGCGGGCGCGTGATCTACTGGCAGCGGGTCCCCATCCACGAGCAGCACGCCCCACAGGCGGGCAAGCTCTTTACGGGCCGCAGCACCACAGCCGCCGCGCTTGCAATACTCGCATGGATGGGAGTGAAGCGGGTGGAGCTGATCGGGTGCAATGCCACGCCGGGCCTCACGCGATGGGTGCATCCAGCCGCCGCGACTCCAGAGCGATACCGGGTGATACGTGACATGCTCCGCGTCCATGCCCGGCGCCTGGGGCTTATGCTCATATGGAGGATGCCGGACGGCTACCGCGATGCCAACGAGCGAGAGAATGAGCGGGAACGCGACTACCAGAAACGACAGCAGGAGAAAGCACAGACAGCATGAGCGCAGCAATCGCACCAAACCCGAATGATCCACAGGCCCCGCTTGGCACGCCCGCCCGCCCCTGGTGGATCGGCTACATCCGGCAGCTCCACCTGGACATCCCGCTGGCAGTGGAGTGCGGCGGCACAGGAAAGAATACTCCGCTCGATGCAAGCGATATCGCGGAGACGTCCGCGCTCAAGATCATGACCGCAACAGAGCGGACAAAATTGGCGGGGATCGCGGAAAACGCAAACAACTACACCCACCCGGCGAGCCACCCGCAGAGCATGATTGAGGGGCTGGCGGATGCCCTGGCGGGGAAAGCGCCGCTCGCATCACCCGCGCTCACCGGTACCCCGACCGCTCCGACTGCGGCGGTGGGGACGAACACAACGCAGATTGCTACGACCGCGTTTGTTCAGAACAAATTCGGAGCATGGGATATGGTCACCGGACGTAAGCACTTCGATGACAGCGGGACAGGGACGGAGGGCGTCGAAATTACCAGATACAATATCAGAACGGTGCGATCCAGCTATGCAATAATCCCGGCATCGACAGCGGGCACGAGCATCATGTCCATCGGTTCGTCATCTAATAAATACGCATCGCTTAATCTCGAAAACGCGGGAGTGGTTTCCGCTACCACGCCAGCAGCGGGGACGAACACCACGCAGCTGGCCACTACGGCGTTTGTGCAAGCGAAGTCGGCATGGGCACTGCTGACAGAGGGCACACCGAGCGGGCCAACAGCCACCGGGACAAAGGGCATGGCACGATTTGACGCGGATTATTTCTATGTATGCACGGCAACAAACACATGGGTGAGATTTGCAAAGGATGGATCATGGACATGAGTGATATGAACGAGATCGAGAACATGGCACGGGCGGCACATGATGCGCTCCCGGATGTGGTGGTATGGCTGAAGGAGCTGGCGGACCGCATTGACACGCTGGAGCGCTACCTTGAGCGGGCGGAGTATCGGCACGTTAAACATGCGCGGGAGCAGATCGAAGGGTATTTCAAAAAATATCATGGGCGGGATCCGGTTGGGAATGAACTGGAGTTTGAGCTGGAAGCGTGGCGGACAGCACAGGCGACGATGGCGACGATCGAGGCCCGTGTGATGCGCACCATCGACAAACCGAACGATTCAGATAGGGAAGAAGAATCAACCACAGAGAGCACAAAGGACACAAAGGAAGACACGCCCGGGATGCGATCGATGTGGCTGGCTGACTATGATCCGGCGAAGCAATTGGCAACATGGACCACGCTGACGCTGATGGCCCAACCGACCGACACGGCGCGGCATGCGATCATTAACCGGGTGGTCAAATACGGCGGGAAGCAAATCCTATTGTATGCTGCCAACTGGGGAGACTTCGCTCATACTCAATACCGTGAAGTATTTTACGACTCATCGAAAAAAGCGGAATGGACGGAGTGGTTCCGGCACATGATCGCCATGAAGTTGGAGATCGTGATGGTGATGCGAAACGACGATGCTACTCATCCGCGCATCGGCACAAAGCTGAATGACTGGAAAGCGTATTGGGATCGGCTGATCCGGGATGTGCTGGAGCCGCTGGGAATCAAACATCTAATCCTTGGACTTGAGGCACTGGAGTATCTGTCGATTGATGAAGCCAACGAACTTGGAAGCTGGCTCAAAGCGCGATGCCCATGGGCCAGGATAGGGCATCACACCATGCCGGGAGATACCCGCTTGTGTGGGGAAAAATGGGTGGACGATATCTATTTTCAGGGGCCTTTCTGGCGGACGCCGGAGGCGAATGTCGGGGACTATTTGGCTTTGATCCGGGACTTCCCGGGGAAGCGGGTGATTATGATGGAGTATTCGATGCAGCAGGATACGCAGGAGGCGGCCAACATCGGAAACGCGCTGATCGCCGCCGGGTGCAAGGATGTGCTGGGAGGATTCGGGCAGCGCGTGGATACTGGATACATCCATGAGCCGCAACCACCGAACGCGCAATGGACCGCCAAAGCGACAAATGCACCGTGGGACATCGGGGCGGGGATCAAATCCCTGGGGCCGGTGGACTCCGGGGCGATCCACTGGAAGCAGACGATTGCCCTCAAGGGGGTGGAGATTTTCGGGGGAAAGATCCGGTTACCCTATGCAAAGGAAACACCATGGATGCAGGCGAAGCAGCCGGACGGCTCCACCTCCACGGGAAATCTGTGGTGTGTGCAGAATGTCCGGGGGCAGCTCTACGCGACGACGATTGACTGGCTCCGCAATCAGGACCAGCAGAGCAAGGACTTTCCCGCGGTGATGCAAGCGCCGGGGCATTTGCTCGATCCGATGGAGTTCAGACCGGGCGAGAGCTACGGATTTTTTGTAACCACTTGCGCCCGTAACAATTTACGGACGACAAACGAGAGATCAAATATCGTATGGATTAGGATTGACAACTCGGCGGAATGACCCTTCCGTCCACCGCCGCAACCCAAAGGACACCCCCACCATGATGGCCAACATCTACGACCCGACCCTCCCGCTCCCGGTATCGGTCCCTTGCCTGAATCCGAAGTTCCGCACGGTGAAGCTGGCCCGGAAGCTCATCCAGGACTATCAGGTGGACTTGCTGGTTGACGGTGTGGTGTGGAGGTTGCGGGTCCCGAGGGGCTATGAGTATGACGCATCGATCCCGAATCTGGCGATCATCCGTAAGATCGCCGGGAGCCCATATGATCCTGACCTGGAGGCGGCTGCATGTGTGCATGACTGGATTTACCAGACCAATATGCTCCCGCGAGCGGTGGCAGACCGGATTTACCTTGCACTGCTCCGGCGGGCAGGAGTCCCGGAGTGGAAGGCATGGATGCACTACCGGACACTGAGGGCGTTCGGCGGACGGGCATACAAAATAAGCAAGGCGGACGCGCAATACATGCGCCATATTGCGCTGGATGTTCAGGCGCGGGGCCTGACGATGGATGACTTCCGGCCCGTAAAGGTGCCACAGCCGGAGCTGAGGGTTTACCCGCCGGAGATGGAAGGAGGCCCGGCGTGAACCCGATCGCCGCAAAAGCAGCCGCAAAGGCGGCAGAGCTGGCAGCCGGGGCCGCACTGAAAGAGGCGCGGGCATGGATCGCAAAAAACCATGTGGAAGCACTATGGGATGACCAGCTCATTGCACTGGCCCAGCATGGGACAGAGGGCGAGCGGCGGCTGGCATTCCCAGAGATCAACCGGCGGCTGACGGAGCGCGGGCGCGGGGGAGGGAATTACCTTGAGACGAAGCGGCGGATTACGGATGCCGTGATTCATCAGCGGATCGAGGAATTAGCCACAGAGGACACAAAGAGCACAGAGGGGGATGGGAAATGAATCCGTTTTCATTCAAGGCATGGATCCGGAACGGGTTGCAGGTGGCGGGTATCACCTGCTTGGCAACGTTGTTTTCCATGATCCTGATCGGCTGTCTCCCGCAGCCGTATGAACCGGCGGGGCCGGTGGCATCCGGTGCGATGATCGGAGAGGACTTTTATTTTTTGGCAACTCCCGCGCTAGGGGCGGAAGTGGAACAGGTGTGGGATGCATATCATCACACCCAGGGGCACGCCGCAAGCGGCGGGGCAGAAGTGAACACCGAAACTGGGGTAAACAGGGTAGTCCTTTACCCGACCGGCCAGCCGGGGGTTGCCATGATAAAGCCAGAGGCGCTGACGCTATACTTGCAGCACATGGGGGTGCTGTCGCTGTCGCCTGCACATAGCCGGGATATCCCACCCGGACGAATTGCAGCAGAAGCGGAGCCACCCACACATGGAGGCAGACAGACGAATTGACAGTATCGAGGACCGGCTGAGGTGCGTTGAGCGCAAGTCGGACGAAACATCTATCATCCTTCAGAAAGCGATCCTGCTTAGGCTGGACCGGTTGGAGGATGGGCAGGCCAAGACCGCCGATCAACTGGACGGCGTGCGCCGGGTGCTACTCAAGGCAAGCGGGGCGGTGGCGCTCTTGTTTCTGCTGGCCCCGATAGTCGGGGCAGTGGCCCAGGCGTATCTGGGGAAACTTTGGGGAGGACACTGACATGCCGACTTATGTTTACGAATCAGAGGACGGGGGGACGCGGGTGGAACTTATCGTGCCGATCGCACAGCGGGACGCAGCCACGCCGGCGGGATTCCGCCGGGTGCAGGTGGTTCCGGTATCAGTCACCGGATCCGCTCAGGATCCGGAACGGGAGACCGCCGCGACCATGCGGACACTCTCAAAACTTGAGGATACCATCGGCAGAACGGCGCTTGAACAGCGGACCGGCTACAGCGCGGCCACACTCCGCAAGGTGTGGAGTGATGAGAACGCTCCGGCATATGAGCCGATAGAGCCCGCCAGCCCGGACAGCGAGGCGGCAGCATAACCAACCAGAGAGGAACCGAGACCATGGCCTTACAACCGAAATCCATCACGCGGGGCGTGACATTCGTTACAGGGAGCAGCTACCTCCCGGCAGACTTTCACAACTTTCTGGAGAATGCCAACATCCAGATAGAGGTGGCAAACTCTAGCGATGCCACGGCGCTTGATCCATCCTCCGTGTTTGCGCGGACGGCGACCGCAGCCGCAGCGGCGGACCTGACCACCCACACGGGCAACACCGCAAACCCCCACGGCGTGACAAAGGCCCAGGTGGGGCTGGGAGATTGCGATAACACGGCGGACGCGGCAAAGCCGGTGAGCACAGCACAGGCGGCGGCGATCGCGGCAGCAGTTGCCCCGCTGGCCCCGCTGGCTTCCCCAGCGCTGACAGGCAACCCGACCGCCCCGACTCAGAGCAGGGGAAACAACTCCACCCGGCTTGCCACCACAGCATTTGTCCAGCAGGACAAGGCGCTATACCCGAGGGCGAAAACGTCAGGTTTCACCGCCGTGGTGGGGGAAGCCTACAAATGCACAGGAACTTTCACGGTGACGATCCCGGCAAGCTCAGAGGAGACAAGCTATCCGGGGATCCCGATCCTGATCCAGAACGCGGGCACGGGGCTGATCACGATCGCCCGGAGCTTATCGGACACACTTGGGCGGGAGACATCCATCACACTCAGGCCGGGGGAATCCGTCAGCCTGATGAACGCCGGGGGCGGGTTCTGGTTTATCTACTAAGCCCGGCGACACGAAACACTAAACGAGGAGACGAAACATCATGGCATTTCTAAGAGATCCACACGGCAAGCAGGTTTTCACGGCATCCGGCACATGGACACACCCGACACCGGGCGCAAGCCTTCTGGTGACGCTCACCCTGGTGGGGGGCGGCGGCGGCGGGCAGGGCTCGACTAACGGCGGGAACGGTGGCAACACCACGGCAACCCCGACCGGGGGCGACACGACCACCGCTAAGGGCGGGGCAGGCGGCGGCGAGACAGCCGTGGCAGGCGCAGGGCGAACAACCCAAGCATCCGCAATCGGCCCGGCAGGCGTGGGGATCTATGGAATAAACGGGATTGCACCCGAGGCACCATGGAATCACGGCCAATGCGGGGGCGTGACCGTGATCACCATCACCACAGCGGTGGATATCGCCCTGGTAATCGGGGCGGCAGGCACAGCAGGCACCGGCGCGGAAGCCGGAGAGAGCGGGCTTGCAATCGTGGAGTGGTAAGCTGAAAGGCAGCACTAACCGAAGGGGACAAAACATCATGGCAAAGACAGTGGCGGAGATCGCGGCGGCGTGTTGTAAGGCCGTAGGGGTGGAGGAGCATCATGTCCAGGAGGAGGCCAAGGGCTACGTGAAGGAGCGCATGGAATACATCTGGAGTAAGTATGCACTCCGGGACACGCTGATCCTTTTCCGGATCACTCCGGCCAGCGCCGTGGTGGAGGATGTCCCGGGCGGCACGCTCCCGGTGGGGCGGTGCTACCAGCTCCCGGTTGAGCGGGTGCTGAAAGTGGGGATGGAGGACCAGACCCTTGCACTGGGGGACCTGATCGGGGCCTTTCAGCGCGGGGGCGCGTGCTTCGAAAGTGGGACATCGGTTTACGCGATCGAGCAGGGACGGGGATCCACTCCGGGCACCCGGCTGATCCGTATCGTCGGGGCGCCGGGGGATGAGCCGTTCCGGCTGATTGTCCTTGGCAAGAAAGCACTCCCGGAGCTGGCGGATGGCGACATCCTCCCGCTGTCGAATTGTGACTACGTGATCCGGCCCTATGTCCGCGCCGACCTGTGGAAGCGCAGGCGGCAGTTTCAGAAGGCCACAGCCGAACTCCAGGAGGGAGAGGCAATGGTGAGAACGATGCTCGATGAGGAGCAGAAGCAGGCGATGGGACAGCGCCGCCTGACGGCTGGCCCGCTTGGTGGGGCATACTCGCGGAGCCCACACCGGGGCGCCCCGATGGGCTACCTTGGGAAGGTATCCGCGCCATCGGTCCCACTGTGGGAACTCGACGGAGAGGGCAACATTGTCCCGGCGGTGCTGGGCTAAGGCGAGAGGCACGACATGGCAATCCAACACATCGAGACGCTGGACGATCCGGTCCAATCCACCGGCTCCCTCCAATGGGCCGGGCAGGTGAGCGGGACCAAACCCAACCGCATCCAGGACGACGAGGCCGCTGAGCTGATCAACGTGGACCTCACACCGGACGGCATGCTTTGCCCAAGACCGGCGTGCCGTAGATGGGGCGTGATGACATACAGGGAACTGGCGGGGGGAATGCCATCCGCATATAGCCCACAGTGTTACCTGAAATACATAGAGCTACCAGGCTTAAAGCTACTCTTTGCAATAGGAGACGATCGCCAGGAGCAAACATATACTGCCGGGAAATTATGGGTCTATACAGAGGCAAAGACATGCCTCACAGCCTCAGCCGTATCAGACTGGGATTGCGTGGAAGTATGGACCCGCACCCTCGATCCAAGCCAGGTGTTGCAACGGGCAACTTATATCTCATTTGCCCAATTGATTAATGTGGTTTATGTATCAGGAAATCAACCATACATTAAGGCGATTACCATCACACCAGATGGAACGCCAGTTTTGACGTATTCCGACATCCATACCTTTGACGATGGGACCACCTTGCTCCCAAATGTCAGCTATGTGGCGGAGCACCGGGGGAGAATTTTTGCGGTGCAAAAAGACTCCGATATAATCTGGCCAAGCTCGATCCTTGGAGTGACGGCAACCGGCGGGGCACTGGTATCTTTCAAAATCACGGATGGGATCCGCGTGGGGAAGGGAGAGGGTGACCCGATCGTGGCACTGGTCCCAGGCCGTGACAATGAGCTACTGGTGTTCTGTAAACATTCGGTTTGGAGTGTGGATGCAAATCCGCTCCAAACGACTGACCAATGGACAATAACGGCGATCACCCGACAGGTGGGGATAGTAGGTCCGGACGCTTGGACATGGGTGGGAAATGATGTCTGGTTTTATTCCCCCATCGGGATCACTTCCGTTCGGCGCGTAATCGCGGGAGATGATCAGGAGATAAGCCCGATCCTGAGCTACCCGGTCCAGGATATCATCGACACGGTGAATACCGCATACGTCCACAACATACGGGCGGCCACAGTTGGAAACCGTGTTATATTTGCGATCCCGCTTGATTTGGAACATACCCCAATGAATGCCCTGGTTTACAACATGGACACCGCGCACTGGGGCGGACTATGGAAAGGTCCGTTTTGGTCTTTAGAAGTCTGTAGATTCGGGGGTGTCAACCGGCTGTTTTCTACAGAAAGAGATTTTAAATCAAGAGGAATCTATGAATGGAATCCAGACTCAACAGACGATGATTATGGTTTCTATGATTATGATTGGAGCTTTACACCAGGCGGCACTCCATATGGAGAGGTTACCGCGCCGGTGGAATCCACGGTCCGGACGAAGTCCTACAACTGGGGAGACTTCAAGCAGCTCAAGAGCCCGGAGTCCATGGAGGTGGAATGCTGGGAGGGAGCGGGTGAGATGGACGTGATGGTCCAGCTCGACGGGCAGGATGAGAGCACCCTATACCCGTTTCTCACGGTGGCGGAGGACGTGAGCCTGGACGTGTTGCCAAGGTTCCCGCTGCGGTTCCCGATCCGCTTTGAGTGGAACAACAGCGTGAGGCGGGGCTGGGATTTGCTCATGCGCCCGGGCATGCGGGAATGCCGGGAAATGGCAGTGGTCCTGAAGCTCCGGGGACGCTGGCGTCTCAGGGAGATCATGGTGAACGCCTATATCAACACATACGAGATCGAGATATGAGCGGCATGGCGCTAGAGCTTGAAAGGAAATTGTGGGGACTGATCCCGGTTCCCGCTGATTTGAGGGTGACACGTTGGGGAGACCGCGCCCCGGAGGGCGGTGTGTGCGAGACCACACCGGCACAACATGCCAGGATCGACGAGCTGGAACGGCTATTGACCGATATCGCGGCGGCAAACGGGCAGGTGGCCAATGAGACGTTGGGGCTGAACTCAGCTTGCGCGGACCATGAACACCTCTTTTTCCCGGGATTGTATGTCCGCGTGATGCACATGCGCCCGGGCAGCGTGGCCACTAGCGTGATCCACGCGCGGGAGCACCCGTTCTCGATACTTCAGGGGGAGTTTATTGTGTGGGATGGGGGAGAGGGCTCCCGGGTGGTCCGTGCCCCATACATTGGCCGGACACTACCCGGCACGCGCCGGGCAGTGATCGCACTCACGCCGGTGGTGTGGGCCACGTATCACGTGAATCCATCGGACACGCGGGACTTTGAACAGATTTTCAAGGAACACACGATTTTGCACACCAATCCACTGCTGGGGGATGGGCGGGCCGTGGCTCCGGATGATATTTTGCCCGGCATGAATCAGGAGGCTACATCATGAGTATGGTTGTAATTGGCGCGGGCGTAACCGCCGCGGGAGCAATGGGTGCAGCATACATTTCCAGCGAGGCGCAGAAATCAAACGCCCGCCGCGCGCAAAAGCAGGAGGATAAACAATACCAGCAGAGCCGGGAGGCGATCGACGCTTTTGATCCATACTCAGCTTACATGCGGGGGACACAAGCATCCCAGGATTCCATCCTCCCAAACATGCAGTTTTACCACGATGCCAACCTTGGCCTGAACCGCTTTGAGGGGTATGGGAATTGGGACTACGCGGCGGAAAACTCCGAGCAGGAACTGGACTGGAAAGCGCAATACGAGCCGCAATATATCGCCCAGCTCCGGGAGAATGACCGGCTACTGAATCCGGAATCCACCGGGATGAGGGATTCGCTGTATGGCTATGTCGAGGGCGGCGGGGATCCGGACGCGGCGGGGATGGCCCGGCTCCAACGCTACTATGAGATAACGGGGACGGGTCCGGGAGGATCCGGCGGTGGGGGCGGTGGTGGTCCATCCACCTCCATGCTGAACGGGCTCCGCACCGTGGGGAGCGGGCCACAGCTTGAGATGGTGGGGGCAGCGCCTACGCTCGACCGCTACACGGAGGACACCCCGGACTATGCACACTATGAGGGCGCCGGGCCGCAGCTCCAACAGGACACGGGAGCCCGCCCGGAATACAATCGCACCGAAACAGGGGCCTACATGCTGAACCGCTTCAACGTGGAGAACACCCCGGACTATGAGCGGGCGGACAATGAAGCCAGCTCGACCAACAAGGCGCGGCAACTCCTGGATGACATGATTTACGAACAGCTTGCACAGGGCGGGCGGCTCACCAATGAGCAGCTCGACAGCGTGCAGCAGGGGGTAAGGTCCGGGCAGGTGGCCCGGGGGAACTACCTGGGACCCGCTTCCCAGTATGTCGAAAGCGTCCAGGTGGGGCAGGAGAGCGACCGGCGCCGCAATGAGCGGATGAACGCCGCGCTTGGCTACTTGGCGAGCGATGAAACGGTCCAGGACGCGGAGGACCGCGCGCGGCAGGAAAACAATGCGCTGGCATCCCAGACTTATCAGGATCGGATGCAGCAGCTCGAAGCGGACAACGCCGCGATTTCCCAACAGTTCGGGATCGATTTGGGGCAGCTCCAGTTTAACAACGATGTGGAGGCCCGGCAGTTTGCGGACCGGATCGCTCAGATGGACTTCAACAACCAGACGCAGGTGGATCAGCTTACGGCGGACTTGCAGCGGCTGGGATTCAACAACGAGCAGGACGCCCGGAAGTTCACCGATGAGCTTTCAAAGATCGACCTCAACAACGCGGCGAGCGTGAATGAGTTCGGCATGGCGGTGCAGCGGGTGGGGACCAACAACGCGGCCAAGACCCAGATGTTCCAGAACGAGGTCACGGGCGCGGGGTTTGACAACAACGTGCTGATGACCCAATACAACGCAGCCAAGAGCGCGGCGGCAAGCGGGGCGGCGGCAGCTAACCGCAACGCGATGAACGCATGGAATGCCTACCTTAGCGGGGAGGGCACCCAATACGACCGGATGAACGACTTGAGCCAGCGCAGCGGGATCATCACGCCCTACAGCGCAAGCTCCGGCACAGCCCAGGGAAATGCCATGACGGCATTTGACCCGCAGGGAACCGGGGGCGCTTTCCTCAATGCGGAACAAGGACGCATGAACGCGGGTGTGAACGCGGCAGGCGGGCAGGCCAATATCCCGGCAGCGTATGCCGGGCAGTCAAACCCATGGGCCAGCGCGATCGGGGGAGTAACGGGGCAATTCGGCGCCGCTCTGCAAAACTGGGGAAACTCTGGCAGCTCCACGCCATCCAACGCATGGACTACCCAGGACATGAACTCGCCAACCTATGACCTGGGGATCCCGGAAGCTAACTTTAGCTTTGGAGAGCCTGGCGGACCCGGCGGCCCGATGATATACAGCAGCGGACCGAGGGGCTGAGGCGGAAACAACACGAAAGGAGATTTAGAGCTATGAGCATGCGAGATTTTTGGGACGCTTACAAGGTGGGATACTCCACCACAAACGACGCTTTTGACCGCCGCAGAGAGCGGGAACGCTACGAGCAGCAGCAGCTTGCCACGCAGCAAAACGCCGCCGCCCAGCGGCAGGCTGAGCTGGACCGGATTCTACAGCAACAGCAATTCCAGCGGGAGATGCAGCAGATGAAAGACGCATCTGCAATGGAGCGGGCGCTGTTATCATCCCCGGGCGGCGGGGGCGGATCAACAAACAGGACGCCCGCCCAGCCGTGGAACTGGGACAGCCCGCCGCCGTCCAACGCGGCCCCGGAGCAGGTGAAACAAGCGGCGGACAACTTCGCCGCGCGTAACAAATACCTGGAGCAGCAACAGCAGTATGACCAGACAGTGGCACCGATCCGGGACCAGTTCTCTACCGGGTTGAGCGAATACAACGCCATCCAGGAGGAGATGCGCCGCAACCAGGAGGAGATGGCGGCAGGCGACCGCAAAGAGGGCGGCATCCTTTGGGGTGCGATCGGGGGCAAGCGGCGCGATGAACTACTCAAGGAGCAGAAACAGGCCGCTCTGGCAAAGCTTCAGGACGTGGGAAAGGTGGACCAGACTATTCTGCCGCCACGGATGAGGCAGGAGTATGTGGACGCGATGATCGCGCTTGGCACAGACCTCCCGGGATATCTCCAAAGCATAGGGGTGGGTCCAGATAAATGGCCTCAGATGGTGGAAGATGCGTTGCAACAGGGGGCGATGAGGCCGGACCAAAGGGACCCATTCATAAACTTGTTAATGCAAGCGCAGTCTTATTGATCCCCGTGCCGGGCGGGAGTGATCCCGGCAAACAGTCGAACTATTTTGCACAATGAACAACTCCCCGTTTTCCGCTGAATTTTTGGAGAGGATCGGCTACGGCAGCAGCCAACAGCCACAACCGTCCCGCACGAGCTACGCACCCGCCGGGTTGACCACTTCCGCCCCGGCGCAAACGTCCGGGGGCGGGGGCGGATCTTCCCCGTTTTCCGCTGAGTTCCTGAACTCGATCGGCTACGGCAGCAGCCAGCCCGCGCCGGGTGGGTATCAGCCTCCATCCTACACACCGCCATCCTACAGCGGGGGATGGGATCCCTACACACTGGAGGATGAGCAGGCGAAGCGCGAGGAGGAGGAGCGCAAGCGGCGCAATCCTTACGGCGTGGTCCGGAACAAGCTGGGGCAGGCGGCCCAGGGTGTGGCGGATGTGATCGGCCAGGGGCTCAAGGGGGCGAGTGTGCGGGGGGCCATGGACTGGATGGCTGGGCTCGATACGGTCCCGACCATTGGGGGCGTGGCTCAGGCGCAGGTGCAGCCGGGTGTGATCCGGGAGAGGCAGGCTCAACCGATGGACCCGACCGCTGGGCCGCTTTGGAAGGCTGGCGGTGAGGTGCAGGAGCGGGTCGCAAAGGCGCTTCCGGTGAATGAGGATGCAACGTTCTGGGATGAGGTAGCCCGGGGCGCGGGCTCATCCGTTGGATTTGGGATGGGTGGATTGCTCACCGGCGGGAATCCGCTTGGGGTGGCAATGTCCGGCGCCATGGTGGGGATGGGCTCAGGCTATGAGGAGGCGAAGGCGGCAGGCGCGGACGACACAGAGGCACAGCTTGCGGGGGCACTCTCGGGGCTGGTGGGGGTGTCGGAAGTCGCCCCAGTCGGGAAATGGGTGGGTAAGCTCACCCGCGTGATCCCGCAGGGAAAGATCCTGAACCGTATCAAGGATGCGGGGATTGAAGGGCTGGAGGAAGCTATCCAGGAGGCTTTTCAGTCCACCGCAGGAAATGCGATCGCCCGGGAGATCTACGACGAGGACCGGGAGCTTTTCGAGGGGGTGGCAAGATCCGGAGCCGTGGGGGGCGTATCCGGCCTGCTCATGGGGGCAGTGGTGAATGCACTACCGGGACGCCAGCGCGGACCGGGGGCACAGCCCTCCACACGGCAGGAGCAAGCCGCCCCGCTGGATCCACTTGCACCACAAGCGACGGAGCAGACCGAACAACAGCAAACGCTTGACGCGCTCAACGCCCAACTCCGGGCGGGTCAGACTCCACTCCCGCAGGGGACCGAGATCATCCAGGGCGCCCCGCAGGAGATCCGCCCACCGAAGGCGGCAGCTAAGGCCGCCCCGGGCGCTGATATCTTTTCATCCCTGATCCCATCGGACGAGATCGAAAAGCTGGAACGCTTCAAACAGGAGCAGCAGAAAAACAAGGAGGCGATCCAGGCGCGGCAGGCAGAGACTAAGCTTGCCGTGGTGGGGATCCCGGAAGAAACGCTCAAGGTGATGACCGATGAGCGCAAGATGCAACTTGCCCAATCATCCCCGGAAGAGATCCGGTCCGCCCAGCAGAAGCTGGAGGAGCGCAAGGCGGAAACCACCCGCATGATCCAGGAGGAGATGGCCAAGCAGCGCGAGCAACGCGAAGCCGAGGCCCGCGCCAAACCGGCATGGATGAAATCCCGGGATGAGTATGCAGTCCACTCCGGGGTTTATGAGGCGGACGAGGATGCCCAGGCGGACGCCGAGCGGAGGCAATGGCAGGAGATCGAGGCCGCAGCATGGCGGGGCGAGGTGGCACCATCGGAGGTGCTGGATCCGGCTTGGCGGCGCAAGGTGCAACAGATCGAGGCAGAGCGAAGCCTACGCGCAAAAGAGGACAAATGGCAGCAGTGGGAACAGCTCCCCGAGGCGGAGCAGGACGCGCTGGTCTATGAGTATGAGCGCGAGATGATGGAGGAGTCCGGCGAGCTGGACACTCCGGACTTTTCGAGCCCGGATGAACTACAGAACCGGATCAGCCGGACAGGTAAGCTGATGCATCCGGACAATCTACGGGACGCCAATGACCCGCTGGCGGGTGAGGTCCGGGCAATCTACAACGCCCTGAATGTGGGCCAGCGGCGCAAGCTCTTTGCCGGGAAATCCGAGGGCGGGCTGACGCTCGATGCCATGCGGGAATCCCTCAGCGAGGGCGGGAGCGGGTTCGACTACTCAACGCCCGACGACCTACTCCAGGCTATGGATGAATCCATCATGCGGGGGCGCCCCCAGATGGCCAACTACGCCGCCCGCCCGGATGATGTGAGATTTTCCGCAGCAGATCCCGCCGCCCAGGATGCCGAATACATGGCAGCAGTGGAACGCGGCGACACCGAAACCGCCCAGCGCCTGGTAGATGAGAGGGCAAAAGCGGCGGGGTATGAGGTGAGACCTTTGTATCACGGGGGGCCGGATGGGTTTTTCAAATTCGATTGGCGACGGATGGGGGAACAGGGAACATCCGAGGGAAAGGGGTTTTACTTCACAAACGAGAAGGATGTGGCGGCGGGTTATTCTTCACGCCACGGCGGAAGGTTGCTTGAGGTTTATCTAAAATCAGGGACGCGCCTGGACGGGAAGAAGAACACCATCCCCGCCGCTAAATGGAAATCCATCTTGCTGGACATCCACAAAACCGCAGAAGAGCAAGACGGGGAAGGGTCAAGCCCGTTGTGGAATTTTGACGATGTGGGATCATACGGAGCCAACAGGGTGGCAACAAAGGCCGCTCAAGATTTGGTGCGATATTCCGAGAGCGATGTCGATTTGATCGCCGGACTCATCCACGCGGGGGCTGACCCGCAAATGGTTTATGATGCGGTGGAGGCCCACACGGGGAAAACCGGCATCCTGGAAAAAGATGCGTGGGATAAGCAAGGGCACGAGGTGCACGTGGCGACATCACAGAATGCGGTAAAATCCGCCGATCCGATCACGCGGGACGATGAGGGCAACGTGATCCCATTGTCACGGCGATTCGATTCTCGATCCCCGGATATCCGATACAGCGCGGGGCAGGGCACGCGCCAGCAGGCAAGCCGCCCGGGCGATGCGATTGACCAGGCGGTGGCGGACTTGACCAGCAGGTGGAAGCAGGGGCGAGTAGAGGTGAAGGACTTGCGCGACCTCCCAGCCGGAGATTTGCGCGAGATGCGGGAAAAGGGGATGCTCCGGAGCGCGGGCTACTTCAACACCCGCACGGGCCGGATCACCCTGATCCGGAATAATCTGACCGATCCCGCTCACGCTGTCCGCGTTGCACTCCATGAGGCGGTGGGGCATTACGGTGTCCGGGCTGTCCTAGGGGATCAGTTTAACGCCGTTATGCAGATGGTGGCGGATGCCTACCAGGGCAAAGAGCTTTGGCGTAAGACGCTTGCCCGCTGGAAGCTCGACCCGTCCACCCGCCCGGGGGATGCTATCATAGCAGCGGAGGAGATTGTTGCCCAGATGGCAGAGGGCCAGATTGACAACCCGAGCCTATGGACCCGCATCACGGCAGCGATCCGCCTCGCCCTTGGAATGATATCCTCCCAGGAGTGGACAGATATCCAGATCCGGCGCTTGCTAACCCAGTCCCGCCGCTACCTGGAGGGCCGCCGCAAAGCCGCCCGCTCCACCAGCCCGGCAGGATCCACAGCGCAGGCCACCCGCCAGAGCGCGGCGGACCAGGATATTCTTGCATTGCAGCATATCGACCTGAAAGCACTCACCGATGACCAACTATATGAGCGCGGGGATGTGTTGTTTGAGCAATGGGAGCAGGCAAAAGGCACTGAAAAAGCAAGGTTGAAACGACTTTACAACAAGATTGAACAAGAGCAACGGGACAGGAGGGTTGCCGCGTTTATCAATAAACCACCCCCACCCGTTGACTTTGCCCAACTTGATGCCGAATACATGTCAGCCGTGGAAAAGGGAGACACGGCGCAAATGATCCGGATCCTGGACAAAGTGGCAAAAGAAAAAGGCTACACCATAAAGGGATTTCACGGGACTCCGGATGGAAGATTTATCGACGAGTCTCACAGGTTCGGTGGTCGATATGCATCCATAGCTCCAGCATATCAGGAAGTTTTCTGGTTTGCAAAAAGCGCCGCGACAGCCGCATCCTATGCGGATGACCGCCGGGCAACAGACTACCAGAACGCAGAGCCACGAACTTGGCAGGGATATCTGAAGATCACCAACCCGCTGGAAGTGTTTGCCCATGGAAGGCCCTGGAGAGATGCCCAGTTGAGAGGGAAAACCGGTTACGTGATTGATGAGGCGAGGGAAAAAGGAAATGACGGGATCATCATCTATGACGTAAAAGACAACTACAACAACACGGCAAAGACAAAGACCACTGACACCTATTCAGTTTTCAAGCCGGAGCAGATCAAATCAGCAGATCCCATCACGCGAGACGACAGCGGGCGGATCATCCCGCCCAGCGAACGTTTCAAGGATTCATCCCCGGATATCCGCTTTTCCGCGCCGGAGCCGGTGGGATTCCATATGTATCCGATGGAGGTTGACGTGGGGAAGTTCACCGATGCCCAACTCCAGGAGCGGCTGGAGATGTTGACCAATCTCATCGAGGAGCGTCAGGCGGATAAGCAGCCGACGCATGCGCTTTTCGGGCTACGCTCAGAGGTCCGCGCGGAGATCGCAGACCGCAAGCTGGCAGCAGAGCAGGAGGGGGAAGGGGATCCGGAGGAGATCCAGGAGCCAGCCCGGCAGGATGCCCCACCGGTGAAGCCGAACCCGAAGCGGCTCAGGCAACTTGAGGCGGAAATACTGGAGGCCCGCGCGGCAAACAAGACCGTGGCTGAGGCTGTCATCCTGGAGCGGAATCAACTGGCCGCCGCGCAGGCCATGAGTGATATAACCCAGGCGGGCACGATGAAGCGGCAGGCGGTGGAACAGCTCCGGAAGGATCAGGCGGCGCGGATCATGGAGGGCGTGGTTGAGGAGGCGATGACCGAGGAGCAGCGGGCGCACATGGCGACCGTAAAAAACCTGATGCTCCGAGGCGCAACCTACCAGGAAAAACCGCGCTGGGAGCGGATCAAGGAATGGTTCAAGGGAATCTTGGATGGATGGGATCAGTATGCGGGCATCAAGAACGATGATCCGAGGTTTACGAAGTTTCGGGATCAGGCCAATGATCTACGGGGCGCAAAGGAGCGCATTGCCCAGGAGGCCCAGGAGATCGTGAAACGGATAGTGGGGCCAATCGACAAGCTGGGCCGCAACGTTATCAACAAGGATGCGATCGAACACTACCGCCGGGAGGTCCGGAGGGTGAAGGCCAAGGGTGTGAAAGCGATCAAACAGGCAGACCTTGACAAGCTCCAGGAGCTGGAGGCGGAGATGTTGAAAAGCCCCTATGCGCTTTTCCAAAACCTTTTGCTCTATAAGGATCTTGCCACCCGGGCCGAGATGATCAGCCCGCTCACGGGTAAGCCGGTGGTTCTACCCCAGGGGCTCAAGAAAGCGGAGGTGGTGGCAGAGCTGAATCGGCTGATTGGGATACTGGACGGCCATGAGTTCAAACAGCAGATCATCGACGCGATGCGGGCACACTATCAGGCGATGGCATCGGAAAAGGGTTTGCTCGAGAAATATGGCTACCTGATCCCGGCGGAGCAGCAGAATCCATATTACTACCCGCACCTTGTGATTGACTACATGAGCGGGAAATTCAAAAACGCAAAGGTCATTGAGGACAAGCCTTTCCGGGGTTACATGGAGGAGCTGACGGGCTCCAAGCTGGACATCGAAACCGACTATATCAGCGCAGTTTTCTCCCACCTTTACGCGGTGAGGATCCACAACGCCCAGGCGGATTTTGTGAAAAACGGTATCGAGTCTTACGATATCACCGAGGAGATCCGCAAGGAGCTACAGGACCAGGAGAACGAGGAGGCGAGCGGGAAGAACCGCAAGGCGGCGAAGATCAGCGCGAGCGAGGCACAGAAGCCTTACAACATCCCGGAGGGCTATGTCCTCCACACGATTGATGAGCGGCTACCGTTCCGACCGGTGGAGGTGATCGACCGGGAGAAGCTGGGGAAGGCGCTGGGGGTGGCGATCTCCCAGGACGTGGACCTTAAGAAATTTCTCAAGGACACCGGGGCCGATGTGAAACTCACCGCCGAAATGATCGAGGGGGCAATGGCGATCGGCAAGCGCCGCAAGGTGATCATCCCGGTGGAGATGCATCGGGTCATCCGGGAGTTTGTCCGTAAGGAGACCATGGTGGACTCCCACCTAAAGCGGGCGTTTGCCTGGATCAATACAGCGTGGAAGAAACAAAAGTTGTATTTCCCCACCAACTGGATCCGCTATGAATACGGGAACCTTTCGACGGATATAATTGACAAGGTGCTGGTGGGTGATCCGGGCATGTTGCGATACCTTCCCCGCGCATGGCGGGAGGTCCGGCAGTTTTGGCGCGAGGGCGAGCCACCGAGCAAGGAGCTTCAGGAGGCATACCGGAACCGGGTGCTTGAGAGCGTGACAGCCCGTGAGGTGGGGGAACTTGGAGAGGCTGCTATGAGGCACTTTGACAATTTTGCCACGACAGCGGAAGCCCGTTGGCAGAAGGCGGGAAACATAGCCAAAAGCGCGATGAGCTTGGGGGCTCCACAGTTGACCACGCTGGGGGTGGCACGCAACCAGACAGAGGCAAGCAGCATCCGGGAAGGGATTTTCCGCTATGCGAAATACCTGGCGGCACTCGACCGCATGCGACACGGGGCGGATCCCATCTACCAGGGAGCCGCAAAGGTTGACGTGGAAGCCACAACGGACAGCGCCCCCGATGCCCAGGATGCAATCTACCGGAAGGCGGCGAAGATCGCCCGCCGGACTTTCGTGGACTACGGGGAAATGAGCGCCAACGGCGAAGCCCTCCGGAAGGCATGGGTCCCATTCTGGAGTTGGATGGAAGGAAATTGGAAATACCACCGGCAGCTCAGAGGAAACTTGCGGGATTTAGTTAAAGCCGGGGAAATAACGGCCATGCGAGGGAACACCGTGGCAACCGTGCACGCCTCACGGATTGCGGCGGGGGTGCTGATCCGGATCATGTTGCCATACCTGGCCACGAATATCTGGAACAATGCAATCGCACCGTTAGTTTTCGGCGGACCGGACGACGATGACCTTGAGAAATACTTGAGCGAGGCGGACCGGCGGAAGATGCACATTATCACAGGCTTTGATCCGGACACCAAACGGACCCGGATCATGTATACCCCAACGGCGTTTGCCGATGTTCTGGAATGGTTCAGCGGGATGGAGGGAATGAGCGGACTTGTCGATGCAGGCATGGGCCGGATCACACTGGCCCAGGCCGCGCAGGAGTGGGCAATGCACTTGCCCAAGAACTTTTTCAACAAGGGAATCCAGAGCGTGGGACCGGCGCCAAAGATCGCTTACACGTGGGCCGCCAAGAAACAGATCTACCCGGACGTGTTCGACCAGCGCTCAATCCCGGACTATGACCTGGCGGGGGCCGTCCTTGGCCAGATGGTAGACCAGTTTACCGCGCAATCAATCCGGCAGATAATAGATAAGGACTACGTGAGCCACAAGGATTTGGGAGACTGGGCGCAACAGCTCATCCTCCAGCAGCGATACCGCAACCCGGAGAGCTGGGCCTACTACTCGATCCGGGACAAGGCCGCAGATTTTGCCCGGGAAAAATATGGGAGTGATCGGGGATTTGACGCTAACAACAGTAAGAATGCCCGGGCTGTATCGGGATTCAGGAAAGCGATCTACTACGGCGACCCGGCGGCGGCAATGCACTGGTATTTGCAGCTCCTAGACTTCGGCTATACCAAGGAGCAATTCCAAGGGAGCATCCGGACTCAAAACCCGCTCAATGCAATCAATGTCGGGGACCGCGCCGCATTCCTCAAAAGCCTTACCCCATACGAACGGGAGCAGGTGCAGCTTGCCATGCAGCACTATGCCAAGATCCGCAGCTTCAAGGGCCGCGAGCTTGACCTGTTCCCCCGCAAAGCCGGAGGCGACCGGGAAGCCGACTACTACCGGAAGAAAGCCGACTCCCGCGCCGCGACCATGCAATCCATCATCCACGCCCAGGACCGCATGAGCCCCGAAGCCCTCCGCCGCACCGGCGAATCCCTCATCCGTGAAGAAGAATACCGATGGTAAACCCCCTGCAATATCTGGCCTCTCAGTTCCGCAACCACTTGATAACCAACAAAACCCCATTCATTCGTAATGAGTAGGTCGTCGGTTCGATTCCGATAGGCGGCTCCATTTTGCGGGACCTTTGTGGGAGCGGGATTGCTTTGGGGATCAGTGGTTTATAGATGCGGGAGAGGGGTCTTTTCTGGGGTTGTTTGTCAATCGGGGGATTGACATGTTGTGCTTTGGATTGCATTAGTTCGGGAAAAACTGGCCTCAAATTGGCCTCAGATTTTCCAGACAATGGCAACCGGGATTGAGTATTTCGAGGGGCGGAGACTTGCGTGGAGTGCAAGGTGGTCCGAGAGGGGGAAACGGAAGCGTCAATACTTTGCGACGGAGCGGGAGGCGCGGGCGTTTTTGAGATCGAGGGAGCGGGAGCGGGAGGATTGGGGGCGCTTGGCGCTTACGTTGGAGGAGCGGGCGGCGGTGGCTCAACTCCGGGAGCTTGGGGGGCCAATGGATTGGCTGCGTTGGGCAGAGGATGCTGGAGCACGGAGGGCGGTGGTGGTCCAGCCGGGGCGGGCAATCGAGGATGTGGCGGCGGATTACCAGCGGGCAGGGCGTGAGGTGCTTGGGTGGTCGATCCGATACCGGGCGAGCGTCAAGGGTGTGATCAATCGCTTTATTAAGGAGCAGGGGCTGGAGGGTGTGGGGATCCGGATGGTGTCGCGGGAAATGGTTCGGGCATGGGTGGTGGATAGGGTCCCGGCAGAGGCTACGAGGCGCTTACATCGGGCGATACTTGCGGCGTTCTGGAGATGGGCCGCCCGGATGGGAGAGGCGGACGCGGGGGTGGTGGAGGGGATCACATGGGAGCGGGCACGGCGGGAGCTGGTGGGGCGGAAACCGGCATGGCTAAGGGGGCAAGTGGATGCTTTCCTGGATGCGCTGGATGGGCCGATGGTCCCGGGCTGGGTGCTACGGTTTGGCGCGGGGATCCGGTCGGAGGAGGTGGCGCGGATGCGCTGGAAGGATGCCCAGCCGGGGGCGTGGTATGGGGTGGACCTGAAACGGAAGGAGATCCACCTTGCGCCGGAATGGACGAAGGCGGGGCGCTACCGGCGGGCATATGATTTGCCGCCGTGGGTGTGGAAGCGGCTGGCGAATGCGGAACGGGATCCGGATGGCTGGGTGGTCCCAAGGCGCTACCGGGATGAGAGCGGATGGCGTTACCGGCAGGCGTGGAAGCTTGGCACCAGGAGGGCGCTAAAGGCGGCGGGGTTGCCTGCCATGCCCCACAACCTGGCACGGCATACATGGGCAAGCCATGCATACCACCGCAGCCTTGAATGGGCCATGGAGGTGATGGGGCACATGGAGGGATCCCGCGTTTTCCTCACCCACTACAAGGGGAGCGTTTCCGCGCGGGAGTCGGCTGAGTATTGGGTTTGATTTTCGGGAGAAATGGGTTAGGGTAGAGGTATGAAAACGTGGATGCTTGCGGTGGTGGTGATGCTGTCCGGCGGGATGGCATCGGGTGCAGAGGTGAGACTGTATGCGGAGGACGGGACCTACCTGGGAAAGGCGGGGGCGAGCCGGTTTGATCCGGAGAGCATTGATAATCCGTTCGGGGAATATGGGTCGAAGTTTTCGCCCAACTCGATAAACAACCGTTTCAGCCCCTACTGGCGGGGGAATGTGGGGATCATCCCACGCCCGGCAGAGAGTTCGATGGATGGATTTTGGAAGGGATACCAGCAGGGCTATGATTCAGTGGAGCGGATGGCCCAGCGCCGTCGGGAGCGGGCGTATGTTCCGCCGCCGCCCCAGTCGTATCCCGCGATAGAGCAGCATCGTCTACAGCAGCGCACTCTCGCAGAGTGGCAGGTGATTGAGTTGCGGGGTAAACTAGATCGGGTGCTTACTCTATGCCGCGAGGTTGATGAGGATTTCTACCAGGAGGCGCTTAGGCTGATTGGGGAGACCCGGGAGACTGAGGAGGAGAAAGCCGCTCGATTGGAGGAGGAGGGCCGCCGGGAGTGGGAGGCGATCAAAGCGCAATGGGCCGCTGAGGATGCGAGAAAATGAAATACATCGGAATCATTTTGCACATGCTTTTTCTGATCACGGGAATGTTGATCAGTCTATTGATTTCGATCGGTTTTCTTGCGGTCGGGGTCATCGTGGTGATGCGGATCTGGCAATCCATATTTGGATGAGCGGGTCCACGGTGGCGGCGCTTCCGCAACCAGACTAAGCGCGGGTTGCTGGATCGACCGGCAGGCGGCAACGATTGCAGAGATGGAATCTCCGATCGCGGGGGATCCATGCATAGTTTCGTGAATGATGTAGCGGATGGCATCCTGCACTTTGTATGGCAAGGATGAAAGCGGATCCGTGGCGGATATGGTGAGTTGATCCCCACGAATGGGGTCAATCTGGGTGGCCCAATAGCGGGCATATGACTCCAGGAAAGCGAGACGTTCGGCATCGGTGGTGCAGATGCGGGCATACCAGAGCTGAAAGAAATCCACCTTGGGGATCTGGTCCCCGGAATAGAGCTTGGAGATTTTCCCGGACCCGGACGGACCGAGCCCTAGGCGTTCGGAAACGGCAATCTGGGTCGGGTATCCCATCCGATTGGCCTGATTTTCAAGGAAACTAGGGAATGCGTTGTGTGTCATGATCTGAGAAAGCTGAAGGAATAATTCAGAAATTGCAACTTTTGTCTTGCGATACTGCGAAAAACGCAGATAGTCTGCAAAGTATGCAAATTCAGCAGTTGGCTCAATCAATCGTTTCCCTCTGCAATGCGCTGGGGGTGAGTGTGAATGACGTGGTGGCTGAAATGTCAGCCAGCAGCAGCGGGGCGGAAGCCCCTGAACTCCGCCACAGCGCGGAGGTGGTGGAGGTCCCGGCGGAGGCGCGGGAGATTGAGGCTTTCCAGATCCTGATGAGGATCGCACGCAGCCAGCGGCACATGATCACGATTGGCAGGGGGCACCGGCTGAACGACTGGGACATCACGGTTTATCGTGATGGAAGGGCGCAGGCGGCGAGGGTCCCATTTAATGGGAGTTTCCTGGATGCCATGCATCATGTCCGCGCAAAAATGCAATCGGAGCACATGGATGATGGCATCGATTGGGCGCGGTCAGGAAAGGATGAGTATTGATGAACAACCTTGAGGAGGCGATTGGGCCGGTGGTCCGGAGCTGGCTGGCTCACCCTGGTGGGGAACCGCTTGTGATACAGAAATCAGGGAGTGGATCCCTGATTGTGACGCGGGGGATGCCACGGGCCGAGATCGACATCGGACAAGCTGCGAAGATGTTGGGGATGGCATACCGGACATTCCGCGCCCACTACCTGGACAGCGGAATCCTGAGCCTGAACAGCCGGGGGAAGGTGCCAGCGGGTGAGCTGGCGCTACTCCAGGAGCGCATCCGGAACGGGGTGGAACCGCGCAGGAAGTATGCCCGGCGGAATAAGCAAAAGGTGGCTTGAGATGGCGATCCCTTCACACGTGATCCAGCGCTATGCACGGACCCACGGTCTCGACTACTACGAGGCCGCGCGGGAGCTGGGCAAGCGCAATCGCGGGAAGCGGAAGGGAGCTAAACAAACCGCTAAACAATGGACGCCGGAGCAGATCCGGCGGGCGAGATGGGACTTGCATTATGATTGAAATAACAGTGGCGGGCCTTGCGCTTATCGCGGCGGCATGGCTGGCCCTATACGAGATACTGGGCCGCGATAAGTAAGGAGTGAATCATGGATAAATATGGACTTACGGAGGTTTTGAAGAACCTCGAAAAAGGGGCGGCACTGGAGAAGATGGACCGTGAGCTTATGGAGCTGGTCATAGCGGTCCAGGAGAACCACAAAAAGGGCAAGCTCACGATCACCCTGGACGTGTGTCCGATCGAGAGCGGGCAGGTGTTTATCATCCCGGAGAGCACGGTTAAAAAACCGAAGGCTCCGAAGGTAAACACCCTCTTTTTCGTGGGGCGCGAGGGTGAGCTGAGCCGGAATGATATCCGGCAGATGGATCTTTTCCCGGATGAGGATGCCGGGGCTGAAAATGTGATCACGAACATAAAGGAAGCAAAGTGAAAGAGGAAACTGAACAGGTGTGTGATGTGGCGGCTGCGGTGCAGGCTGGCGTGGAGATCGGTGGGAAGGTCGGGATAGAGTGGGACGGAGGGGTCCCGGTGGCTATGCTCCCGCCGGGATGGAAGGCGGAGCCGCTTCCCCAACTGGCAGCGGAGAACATGCTCCCCGGCAAGTATCCACAGCTTGACCATGCGGTGGTGGATATGCAGAGCTTTCTGGATTATCTCGCACGGTTCCGGGATGAGAACAGCGTGATTTTCGCGAAGCAATCCACGCGGGAGATCCGCGCGGAAATCGACTACCAGAAGCCGGGTGGGGTGTTCGGGCGGAAGGCCACGCACATTTGCCGCTGGCGGACGAAACCGCATTGGCGGCTGGCAAAATGGATGGCTGTCAACGGCAAGCGGCTTGGTCAGGAGGACATGATTGAGTTCCTGCTTGAGCGGGCGCCGGATGTGGTCCAGGTGAAGCCGGAGGATCCGACAGGGGCGGACTTGCTGGAGATTGCGAGGACCTTACAGGCGGCCAATTCTCTGGCGTTTGAGAGCGCCAAGGTGATGCAGAGCGGGGCGTCAACCCTGGTATACAAACACACGATCACCGCACGGGCCGGAGAGCGCGGGCAACTGGAGATCCCGGAGCGGTTCACCGTTGGGCTCCCGCTGGGCATCGGGGCGAAGGTGGTCCCGGTGGATGTGCTTTTGAGGTTCAGGATCCTGGAGAGCAAGGAGCTTGTATTTGTGGTGAAGCTCCAGGGGATCGAGGACCTGGAGGAGACGGCATGGCTGGAGAGTGTGGCAGAGCTACGCGGGAACCCTGATGGGGTGCCGGTCTACGTCGAAGAGTGATCAGACTTTACGCGCGGAAATCGAGGGCCGCGCGTAGAACAGACAGGAGCGCCGGGCGGGAGTATGGATTCACCCGCCCCGCTTTTCCCTCACTAAACCAATTTCAAAACCGGAGATAAATGACATGGGATTTCGCACGTATATGAGGCCGTCAGGGCGCAAAATAAAGACCAGAGGCAAAGACTTTTTCGGCGTGAGTTGCGCGGACCTAAAAGAGATTGACGCGGCATGTGACAGGCTGATGGCAAAATATGATTGGGTGCAACCGGACGTGGAAAAAACAAGCCCTAAGCGGAGGAGGGTGCAGGTATGAGTAGCCGGATATGTGGTCAGGTGTTGGATTCCAGTCTATCGGGAAATATCCGGTGGGTGGCATTAGCGATCGCAGACCATGCAGATACAGACGGGGAGTGTGTGATGAAGCTGGCGAATGTGACACGGGCAACAAGGCTGTCAGAGACCACTTGCAGGGCAATGATGCGGAGGATGGAGGATGCGGGGATGCTGACCATCGAAAGAGCAGGCGGCGGGAGAATCAGCCTGATGAAGATCCACCCGGAGAAGTTTGACCCAGCGAGTTCCGAGGGGTCGAGTTCCGAGGGGTCGAGTTCCGAGGGGTCGAAATCCGAGGGGTCGAAATCCGAGGGGTCCGGAGAAGTGGTAAGATTCGGTAAGTCGCAGGAGGAAAGCGGGTTGCAGGATTCGGACGGGGTGGAAGCTGGAGCGAATGGCGGCGAAAACGGGGCAAAATCAGACGCAAAAGAGCCGGAGGCGGAAGTGTGTCCGTCCCCCCACACCCCCCTTAGTATTACGAATAATACGATATTGGAAAGTATTACGGGTAAGGGAGAGAGTGCAGAGAGAGGGGAAGGGGCTGATGCCCGGGCTCCGACATTTGCGTTTGTCGAATCGGAAGCAGAGGACACACCTGGACCAAGAGGACGGAAGAATCTGCGGGACTGCCCGAGTATGAGACCCACAGAATCGGCAGTGATCGAGTTTGTCCGGGATGAGTTGGGTTTGGAGGAGTCAGATGCCGTGTTTTTGTATGCGAACTGGCAGGAAAACGGCTGGCGGAGGAGTGAGAAGGCGCCGGTGCGGGATTGGAAGGCGTGTTGCCGGACATGGAAGGCGGGGCGCTACTTCCCTTCACAGAAGGTTGTGGTTGGACGTGGACCACTCCGGGGGTATCGGAAAATCGACTACTCGAAAGGGTTTTGATATGGACGGGATGCAGGCATGCGGGCTGATCGGGGCGGGGTTGTTTGTCTTGGTGACGGGGATCCTTGGGGGATGGATCATCGGGACGGCGGCGCGTGATATATGGGCCGAGATGAGGCGGCAGGATGAGGACGAGAACTAACGAAAGGGATGATCAATGAGCGAACAAATGGAGTTGGAAGGAGCCAAGGCGGTGGCGGACGTGATGCCGGAGATCACCGGGGCGGAGTTGACTTGGCTCCAGCCGGATTGTCAGCCGACACGGCGGGACGTGGTGGGGATGTGGCGGAGGATCCGGGGGCAGGGCGTCGAGATCCAGGAGGGAAAATGCGGGGTATGCGGGCGGAGCTTGCCGTCACATCAAAGGGTTTGCGAGCGTGCGGCGGCGTTCGACCTGGACCTGACGGAGCGGCAGGCCCTGAGGGAACTGGAGTTTGAAAAGGGGATGCCGATTCTCTACCGCCAGATACGGCACGCGGAGGCGGAGCGTTTCCCGGGTGTGGACTGGGAGGCATGGAAAACTGTGATGGCTCATTGCCGGGGTGTCGCAAAGCGGAGATTCCCGGGCAAGATGGGGATGACGCTATACGGGGAGACGGGAAGCGGGAAGAGCACGGCGCTTTGGCATGCAGCGCATACGCTGGTCCAGGAGGGGCACCGGGTGAAGGTTTTGAAGCCGGGTGAGTTTACCCAGGAATATTTCCACGCGCTGGGGCGGCGGGATGTGGAGTGGTGGCTTGCGGACCTGACGAGCTGGCCGGTGTTGTGCCTGGATGACTTGGGCAAGGACGTGAGCGCGGAGGGCGTGAGCAGCGCATTGTTCAGCCTGATAAACGACCGGGTGGAGCGGATGCTACCGACCTTTATCACGACCCGATTCACGGGGGACGAGCTGGCCCGAAGACTGGGCGCGAATGATCCGACGATCGGGGAGGATATCGCCCGCAGGCTGAGGGACTACACCAGCCCGGTGAGGTTCCGGACACAGGCACAACGAAAGGGGGGCGAGTGATGAGCGAATCAGGCATTTGGAAACGGGTGCTTGATCCATGTTGTGGATCAAGGATGTGGTGGTTTAATAAGAGCCATTCGGATGTTGTTTACTCAGACATTCGGCATCAACTGATC